AAACAGAAAGTTTGCCACTCTTAAAATGTAGCACAACCTTTAACAAAAGGTGTAAAAGATGGACCGCCAGAATAAACTGCGCTTCGTAGTCCAACCACGCGGGGCCTTACCCGAATAGATGATTTCTAACCATCGTCGTTGATCCTTGGAGAACCAGCCTTCCTCAGGACACGGAAAACACGACTGATAGTAGTCCATGTAGGCGCAGAAACTGCGATCCCACATGGCGCCACCTAACCAGAGCCCAACTAGTCTCGAAAATGACACTGCCAGTGACGAAACGGCAGATTCAGGATACAGGGCAAGCTTAAACCACTCTTCCGTAGCACGGTGCGGGCGACCACTTCGGTAGGTGGTACCCAGTAGTTTAAACTGTGAGGGATCGTCTGTCTCCTCACACTTGTCAGGATGAAGAACCATCCCGACTGCTCCTGCATCACCTTCCGCTCGGGCGAGACTGAACCCTGTGGGTCCACGGAAGGCAGAGTCGTCACCTAACACGCGAAGCTTTCGAGCTGGAAACTCTTGGCATTGCGTCAGATAATCAACAAGTATGTAATTCACAACACTGTCGATAATCTGGGTCCACCACGACCCGGATGGCACACCTCGATACTTACGGAACATACGTCCGTCGGGCATCAAGATCGGGGTGTTGATGAAGTACCACACCATACCGTCCCACACGTTACGCCACTTCTGACGTTCACGCTTTGAAACTGGTTTACCACGAAACGTCTCCCACTCTACGTTAGCACGTACAATGGAAAACGCCACGCGGATCAACCAAGCTGGAACTTTGGTGTCAAACCCTGAAAAATCAAGGCCGTACAACGTTTCGCCCTCCCTTAGTCCAACACACCACTCAGTGTAGAGGCGTTGTGAACTCTTCCCATTTAACATTGGTGACTGAGGATCTTCCATGTAAGCACGGTACATCCTAGGAGCGTAAAAGCCCTCAACACACAACATCTCTGCGGGGTAAACCCATACGAGCCGGGTCTTCGGATCGGTACTATCCGACATAGCACCGCGTTGACCAGCTAGACAAGGAGGGAACCTCATCTGATTGGGTTTGAAACTACCACGACCATCCTGTTTCAGGCGGTGACCTAGCCACCGCGCAGAATGATAGATGCCTTCCATCACATCACCCTTCTTCTTTCCTGGGAAAGAGACACCTGCAGACGTGTCACGTCGCATAAAGTGTCCTACTTCGTGCCAGTCAAGGGGTTCCTGTTTGTAAGGCAATTTGAAAGCAAGCCTCGCTTTCGCTATCGATTTCTGCATCGCCCCACGTTGCACACGTGAGAGCGAACTAAAAGAAAGACGATCCTCTGAGAACTTCAACAGAGATTTATACATTCCCATGGAGCCTTCGGGCCTCCGGGTGAATCCATAAATGTTTTCGTACATAGTACGGTCATGTTCTTTTAAAGTGGAGCGGATCCACGCGTCGGTGTTTGACTGGCCGGCATAAATGCCGTACCCGCCATACCGTGCGATTTCCGATACTCCAGGGGACGAAAAGTGTTCGGGGACCAGGTCGTAGCTGGCTCCTCTCGTCCTGAGGCTAGGACTAAGAGTGGAGTCGTCCAACAAAGGGGACTCCTCTACGGCGAGATCGAGTGAGGTGGGGTCGAGGGGCGAATCATCCATTCAGGCCCTCGATAAGAAGGAGGCGTTTGAAACCCGAGAACCGGGAAACTCGTA